TGGCTGAATCTAATCGCTGTTCTAATGCATTTTTAAGCGTTTGAATATAAGTTTCTTCTCCGCTTGTTAAAGTTGTTTTTAACCTTTTATTTTCTTCGGAAATTTGTTGAGCAAACTTAATAGCTTCATGTCTTTCACGATCAGCAGATTCTTTAGCACGTCTTTCGTCATGCCAAACTTTTTTAAGCTGGGCCATACGTTGTTTAACACGTTCAGAATAATCTTCTAATGTATCATTCTCTAGCTCTTCGACTTTTTCTTGGGGTAAAGGTTCTTTACCTCTATCAGCAGCGGGGATGTCATCTTCAATTTCAAGATCAATATCGTCTGCTTTTGTTTCTATTTTAACTTCGGTTTTTTCTTTTTCTTCAGGTAACTTACTACCTAGTACTTCATCGTCATCTGGATATTCAAAGACAATATCTCCATCTTTTACGTCAGCCATATATTACTCCTTATGCGCGAGTGTAGCCGCGAGGATCTGCAACAACCCCCTCAACCGTATCGTCGTTAATAATGCGGAATTCTCTTCCGTGAATTTTAAATCTAGTACCTGCGTATGCACGCGTTAAAACAAAATCACCTTCTTTACACCAAGGACCTGTAGGAAATCTAACTTCATCTTTATAAGCTAAATCACCTACTTTAACTACAAACAAAACTACAGTTGAATGTTCTTCTATAGTTCTAGTTGAATCTGCTTTTACAATACCACCTTTATATGTTTCTGAAGCATCAGGAATTGCGCAAAGTATTTTATATCCTTTAGGTTCAGGTAGTTGTAAACCCCGTTCTTCAATCGGTATGTCTTCTGCTTCTACTGCGCCTATCGATGGAATAATAATTGGTCGACCGCTAGCATCAACTAAATTTTTATTCATTGTAAGAATTGGTTTACTCATCTGAGTTCTCCATCGTATTTATAATGTCAGCAATAATACCTTGTATGGTATCGCAAGCTCGTATATATCCGACAGCAGATTGGTAATGCGCATAATCTTTTGCAGAACCTTCAGCAATTGAACCTAATACTTCTTTGCGTCTTTCAGCTATTCTACTGATTAATAGCTCAAGCGTTGGATCTATCATTTACTACTCCTTTGGTTGTTGTTTATTTCCTTGTACGGCTTGAATGCCTATTTTAGTGCCCTCAATTAATTGTTTAGCTTCTAATTCTTTACTAGCCATTACAGAATCTGCACCTAACTTAGCACCGGCAATACGTTCTTGGGATTCAATACGCATTTTATCTAACTCAAGTTTTGCTTGCTCTACAGCAATATCAGCTTGTGTTTTTTGTTGTTTGATTTGCAGGTCTTGTGCTTTAAGTTGTAACTCTTGTTGTTGCATTTGGATAATTGGATCTTGTTGCTGTTGTTGAGCTTGTTCTTGTTGAGCCTCAGAAGCAGACTTAGCAGAAAGTTTCTTAGCCGCTTCAGCCATAACTTTAGATAATTCAAACTCTACATCTTCTGGTAATGTTTCATCAGGTTTAGGTAGTGGTACACCTAATTGTTCTTCAAGTTGTTTTCTATATTCAAACGCTACGTGCTCATTAATGTGCGCCATAGCTGCAGCTTGAATTGCACCTGCTTGTGGATTTTGTCCTACCATTTGCATAATCTTAGGATCTTTCATTGCTGTCATATGTACTTGAATATGTGCTTGATGATCTTGATAAATAAATGCTTTAACAGGTTTACCATTAATAATATTCATGTTTTCAGATACAGGATCTTTTGGTGTTTGGTCATCAGATGACGGGATAAGCTTGTTAATATTCTTAACACCAAGTACTTCTAGCATTTGTTTATTAAGTTCTACTTGGTCATAGATTTGTGGATTAGCTTGCGCCATCTGCATAACCGCTTGATACTGAACAACTTTCTGTGACATGGTTGCAGCGTTTGGATCAGAAACCGGTATAACATCTACATTATCGTAATCAGATTGTTTAGCTCTTCTATCACCTACCTCAGGATCATAAGAATACTCTTCTGGTGTGTAATCACGAATGATGCCTTTAAGTAATTTAAACTCTTGTTTCATTGCATAGTAAATACGCGCTTGTACCGCACTCATTACTTTCAATGTACGTTCAAGAATTGCTAGTGTAGTACCTACTGGACTGTTAGCACTCATGTCAGATACTTTCATATCTGCAGCTGAAGCAAAGCGTCTACCTTCTTCAATGATTTGATTCATTAATTGATTAAGTACTTGACTTGGTTCTTTGTAAGGCAACGGTAAAATGTTATCGCGTATTGCGCCTGATGGTACATCTACATCTCTAAATTCACCTGGAGCAATCGGAGTGTCGTCTCCTTTAATTCTAAGTCCACGAGATTTTAAACCACCTGGTAAGTTTGATAGGGTACCCGCGTCAACAAGTTGACGTAAGATCATAGTACCTGATTTGGCGAAAGCACCTATCAAATGAATTAAACCGAAGCAATAGAAACCAAAGCCTGGTATGTAACCGTAGTGAACAAAGTGTTGGCGTTTAGATTTTAACTTATCATCTGGATTCCAATTACGACGAATTGCTAAGATAGTGCCTGTGCCTTTTTCAATCGTTATTACATAAGGTAATGCAATGCCATCTTCGCTATCACCATTTTCTAAATCAATATTAACATGCATCTCAAGGATTTTATATCTGTCATCTTCTGTTGGATTGAAGCCTAACTTCTCTGCAATTTTCTTTTCAGCTTCATCGATGTCTAAGTATGGCTCACCTAAATCTACATCTCGATAAAAACCCGCAACTTGTAATTTATGCAATTCATTTTTTGTTTTGCGCATGACATGTGTGACACGCTCTGCTGTTTCTAAATTAGATGCGCCGTATGGAACTACAATATCTTCAGCAGGAACATACATTGATACTTGGCGTTCAATGTTAGGATCGTAATAAACTTTTTTGAATGAGTTACCAGATAAACCTAGTCCCCACAACATGCGTTCATGTTCAGGTCTATACTCAGGCATCATATCCGTAAGTTGATAATTCATATCATCTTTTACACGTTCAGCAGCATCTTCTTTTTCTTTTGTTTGTTTGCCAATGATTACGGTTTTAACTGGGCCTGCGGCGGGGAATGTTTCCATCATAGTTTCAGCTTGGAACTTAACCAGCGCTTCTGTCATTAAGGGATGATATACATTACATGCGCCGGGCCACGGTTCTGTTCTGTCTTCTACTTTTAAGCCCAGCAATTCTAAGCCGTCTACATAAGTTGTTAACCAATCTTTTCTTGAATTAATATCGGCATCATATTCGCCCATTAAATCGCCTGACAACTCAGTCAACTGACCTTCGTCCATATCTTCTGCTAAGTTATCATTAAACTCATCATCGTCTTCTTTACCAGGCACAATAGTAATTTCCATACTACCGTCATCAAGCGTTACGCTTTCTGGATCTTCAATTTCAACGCTTAAGTCAGGTTGACCCATAGCCATTGCTTCTATTCCTTGTGGTGCTTGTGATAAACTTTTATCTACATTGTCTGCCATATGTTATCCTTATATTGCGTATAATCTGTTTCGAGAACTTCTAAATCCTGGTATGTCTTCAGCTTCATCGCTGGGTAATCTAATAAACCCACCTTGTCTAAACCTCATTAATGCTAACGTTGTTGAGTCAACTAAGTCGTCATTTGCTCCACTTGGAAAGTCATTACACTCTTCAATTACTTCATGCGCCCATCTATGATCTGGGGCCCACACTATACCACTTCTAAACAAATCTGACACTGCATTTACACGACTGATTTTATCTTGTCCTTTACCTGGTGTAAATTCACCAACAGGAATACCCATCCGTCTAAACTCTTGGTAGAGTGCAGCGCCGTTAGATTTCTTTTCTACTATGAATGCGTCAGGCTCCCACTCTTTATATTCTTGTATACAAAGCTCTTTAAGCTCGGGAAACTCTAATCGTTTTTTAATTGCATTTAATAGTATTATATTATAGTTATTGGTTTCTTCGTTAAAAAAGACGCCCCATGTAGTCAATGCGTTGTAATCCGCGCGGTTATTAGCTTCTTGGGCGGCATCTAGTGTCATGATTGTAAATTCACAATCGGGTGGATCATCACTCTCCCATATATTCCACCACTCTCTTTTAATTAAAGCACCTTCTTCTGAAACTGGATTTTGTAAGTATTGTGAGTTCCAATACCTAATATCAAGTGCTGCCTTCTTAGCTTTTAATTCTTCTAGTGGCCAGAATTCAGGCCATAAACTTCGTTCTTCTCCATCTTTATCCGTCAATATTGCTGGAAATTCTACGACCTCCCAGTCATCAACGTCGTCATTCTTAATCATCTGGTTTACAATTTCACCCGTCAAGTCTAACTTAGACCACCGAGTCATGACTACAATAATCGCACCCCCCGGCATAAGACGCTGTAAAGGGCCAGACTGAAACCACTCCCAAGCAGGCTTAAAAACGTCAGGTCGTCCAAGTTTGGCATCTTGTTCAGAGTGTGGGTCATCAATGATAAACAGATCAGCCCCGCGACCAGCGAGGGCACCACCAACACCAATAGCAAAGTACTCTCCATTATAATTTGTCCCCCAACGTGATGCGCTCTTTGAGTCAGCCTGCAACTCTACCTGTGGGAAGATATCTTTGTAAGCATCACTACCCACCAAATTTCTAACCCGACGACCAAAATTAACAGCAAGGTCAGCCGTATGCGACGCCATAATAACTTTCTTATGAGGGTATTTCCCAAGGAACCAGGCAGGAGCAAGATAAGAGATAAGTTCACTCTTCCCGTGCCGCGGAGCAATATTAACAATAACTCGTTTCTTCTTGCCTGACGCAATCTCTTCAAATATCTTAGCCAACCGTCTATGATGATCTCCTATCATGTAGCCTGGATACACGTGCATAATAAAGTCTAAGAAGTTATCCTTGCCATGTTCCTGTACCCAATTCTTTTTAAAGACTCTTAATGCTGCTAACGCTTTCCTCTTCTGCTCTGGCGGCATGTGTGGCACTAACTGCATTAACTCCGCCGCTTTCTCAGGCGTTAGCCTCTCCTCACTCATCTGTTTTATCTTCTATCACTTCTGCATCTATCGTCTGTGCTGGTTCCTTCAGGAGTCCTTTTTGCTTGAAGTCGTTTAACATAGTAAGAAGTTCTTTCTCAACCTCCTCCATCGACTCCATCTTGTGTGTCACTTCTGTCTTCTTCTTGAACGCATCTACACCATCCACCTCGCCTAACGCTCTTAATGCTGTTGTCTTTTCTTTAGGATTCTTTGTTGACTCTATCACCTTGATAAGATTGTTAACTACATAGAGTTTGTAGTCTGCTAGTTCTTTTGCGAGTAGTACCTGTGTCTGAGCTACCATACCAGCACAAAATGCCATGGTAGGATCTGAGTAATTACCATATTCGGGTTTAAAGTTTGGATCTGTCATGACTTGTTTAACAAAGTCAACTGCTTTTTGTTGTTCTTTTGGGTTAGCTTCAGGAATAGGTTCACCTTTTAGATCAGCTATGGTCTTAACAGTCTCAACTCTGACTTGGAGCTCTTCTTCCATACCTAGTTCTGGCATAGCATCTTTAGGATTTTTAGGCAAAGGAACGTCCTCATCGATGTTGGGCATCATAATAACGTGAGAAACGTCGTGTTCGGGGTTATCCCCTTGATTTTGTTGGACATTTAAGTCATTCATGTGTCGCTGTTACACCTTTGAGTAGAATTTGCAGCTTATTTAACTATTTTAACCTAGTTTCATCTTATTTGCATAGTCTTTTGGTAGAATGTCTAAATGAAAACTACGTTAACTAAGAAGAACTTAGAGATTCTCTACAACATGGCATGCCAAATGGCCCCGTTTAACACTCTTCCTATGCCTAAGTCAGACAAAGTTAAGTTCCGTGTCATTAAGAACCCTACTATATATGGTTGTTTTGACGAAGTAGACATGGCTATTGAAATAAGTTCTGGTTCTTGTGGTCACTTCATCACTATTTTCCAAACTCTCCTCCATGAAATGGTTCACTTAGCTCTCTACGTTCGAGGCGATGATGACTTCGATCAACACGGGGCTAAATTCATGCGTATTAAAGACGTTTACTCCGAGTTATACAACTTTGACCCTAAAGCAATTTGAATCCGATAACCCTAGAAAGCTCTGCTATAGTAAAAATAAAAGATTTGTTAGCCATAGAAAATGTCATAGGACTTAAACTACGCATCTATGTATCCGGTGGTGGTTGTTCTGGATTTCAATACGGTTTTACTTTTGATGACACTCAAAACGAAGATGACTTTGTAGTAGACCAAGATGAAGTGTCTTTACTTGTAGATGCTCATAGCATGCAATACTTAACTGGGTCTGTTATAAGCTATAACACTTCTTTAATGACTTCAGGTTTTGAAATAAAAAACCCCGCTGCAACTAGTACTTGCGGTTGTGGTTCTTCCTTCGCTGCCTAGCTGTAAAATAATACTTTACCCTTACTTTTCAGAATTTTTGCAAAATATATTTTTTGATGACCCTTTTTATTTGATAGGGGGCGGGTTTCTATATTTGACTTTTTTTCTGATCGTTCATATTGGGCTCAATGTAGGGCGAGACGGGACTCCTACTTTGTAAAACGGGGTCATACGGGGTGCGTGGGGTTCGTAGTATGCGACCGCGTCGCGCCTAGTTCCTACCGCGTCCACGAAGTTCACCGCGTCCGCCTCGTTCACTTGGTTATAACCCCGTTAAACTTCGTCCACCTCGTTCACTTGGTTCATAAAGGCGCGGTTCGCGCGTAAGTCCTTGATTATATTGAGAAGTTCATGAAGTTCACGTTTTATTTTACGGCGTTCACGTTGTAAGTCCTTGATTTTAAACGGAAGTTCACGAAGTTCACGAAGTTCATGCCAAATAATAGGACAAAGGGAAAGGAGTTTGACGAAGTTTAGAGATCGTTCACTTCGTTAATGCGGTGGAGTTTCTACCCCGCTCACTCTTATGGCAGAGCATGAACCCATGAACCAATCTATTAATATTAATAATAAACTATAAAATATATATATATAACAAGCACTTACAAACTCCCACGCGTTCATAAAAACCTCGTTCACTTGTTTAAGGTAAAGTTTCAAAACATGAACCGCATGAACCTATTGATTATAAAGGCTTTTTTACCTAGTTTTAACCTCGTTCAAACAAAATACGATACATTGTAAAATAATACTTGACAATCAATAATACCGCGTGATCTAATCACAGACAGCAATACAAAACATCAACCACAAACGAAAGGCTACAAAATGAACATGAAACAAAAACAAATCATAAACGCAATCAACCAAGCATATTCAAAATTAAGAGTTTTAAACAACATCACATGGACGGCATACCGCGAGGATTTATTTGGAATGAACCTCAAAGACGAGAAAAAGCATAGACAATCATTCGGCGGGGAACATAGAAAATATGAAACACCTATGGCAGACTGCGCCCGACTTTTTGTCGTTCAACACATAGCACAGGCAATAAAGAACCCCGATTTATACAAAATACAAGACATTTTACACATCAGAGAAAGCGCAATCAAAGCGCAGGCACTTGTCAATAACTACGGAAAATTGATACTCGAGGCATGGAAAGACGAAAATATAAACGACCTCGCGCAACTCGACTACATAGCATTAATTGACTTTGAAGAATTTGAGAAGAACCAAGCGCACAGAATAGAAACGGGGGTTTTATGAAACCCAATTTTTCAAAAGAGTTTGACAGGGACGCATTCAAGTCATACGAACTTTGGTTTTCAATGCAGAACATATCGACGGACGACGGCAAAGAAATCAAGGACTACACCCCTCAAGAAATAATTGCAGAGGCTCGGTATGTCTTATCGTGTTTTTATGAGGGCGGACACTTGAACAATGAATGGCTCAACTCGGACATAAAAGAGGATAGAAAAAACGCACAACAGGAAGTAAGAGCCTTAAAAGCATTCATTAAAAAATACGAGGTCACACTATGACACTCGAACACCTACGCCCTCAAATAAAGAGGGCATTAAATAACCCCGACGCGCTTTCAACTTCCGAGCGCGTCATTCTCTCAACTCTGCTTTTTAATAACACCTACGAAACCGCGTTTAAACTTCGTCTATCAATTCGACAGATCGAAACCGCACTCAACGACTTTAAAACTAAACTCACGAAAGGCACAACATGAAAACGATCAAGCAAGAAATTTATTTTTACATTGACGAGGACACAGGCAAGAAAATTTACGACACCGAACTTATGCTTGAAGAATTCCAAGACAAATTAAACGAACTCACGGAAGGCACAAAATGAAAAAACAAAACGCGCACCCTCGATACCTCGACGCACTACTTACAAAACACTTAACGCCCGACACCTCGAGGGCATACCAAGACGCCGTTCGATACCTCGAACAAGCAAACAAAACGATCGAAAAGGGACATAGTAAGACATCAACCCCCAAAAAATAATCGTTCATAGAGCGATTGTGAAAGCCTCAAAACCTTAAAAACACTAAAACGAAAGGCACAAAATGAAAACCGCACCAACCCAAGCGCAACAAAGACACGACGCAATAGAAATTTTACGAAACCAACTCCGCCCACAAAAAGCCTACGAGGTCACGAAACCAACCGCGCCTAGTGTGAACATTATCGACGGCACAATGAACGGCCACGAAGTAAAATTTATTTTTTACTACCAACCCACAAAGGCGGACATGGCAAACGCGCACCACGCAACAAAGAACCTAGAAACTAACTTGCGCGACGGCGTGAAACATAAAAAAGCACATTTATTTAGTTTAATAGAACCTAGTCACACCGATCAAAACATGATCGACCAAGAACCCGCAGTTAATTCTAAAAACCTAGAACAACTTAAACATGAAAGCGAGGTTCAACATGAACTTGGAACAAACTAAAACGGACTTCAAACGCATAATAGAAACTAACTTAAACATAAACACGCCTCGCACCCCTAGCCTTTTAAAATATCACGGCATAACAAAAGGGTTTCAAAACGGCGATACATTTTGGGCGCGAGTGCCTTTATTCTATGCGAACGCCAACGACTACGCCCTTATGCACCAACAACAAAGCGAACACCGACAAAACAACGTCCGCCTATTCTTAAACGATCAACTCGAGAAAGACGAAAGAGCGAAACGCGAACAACTACGCAAAACTAAATACTCGCGCTCGGATTATTACCGACTAGGCGGGACGGACGCCTATTATAAAATCAACGGGACAATACTCGCGAAAACTATCAGCGACGTGCGCAACCCGCCCGACGTAGAACAAGAACGGAAAAACCTCGACTACACCCTCCGCGCTTGTGAATACATAAAGAGGATTGAACAACTCGACAAGGTGCGGGACAAACTCGAACCGCGCATTAAACAGATCGACCAAGAATTTAACACGGGTGAGTGGGTTTTTATGCCTTGGAACTCGATCGGCATAAACAACGAGCAAAGCCAAAACATAAGCTATCTTTTTTGGTTGCACCGCGTCCACGTTAGTTTAATGAACCCTCTACAGATAGCGCACTATCCAACATTAAAACACTTGAGGGACGGGCGCGAGGTCGTGACAAAATTGGGTAAATATTTAACCTCGTTCAAGGATTTTATCGGCATAACAGAAACAGAGATCAAGGACGCCGTCGAGAAATACAACGCGATAGTCGCAAGTCGCACAGGGTGGGAAGTTAAATACATTGAAAGCACCGACGCCGAGGGGTTCGTCCGCATATACCGCGATTGTTTAGCGGGTTCGTGTATGAAAGGCACAGACGCCGTTCGAGTTTATGCGCATGACAAATCGGTAATACGCTTGGCATATATTCAAAGCCTAGCGGGTGAAATTTTAGCGCGTTGCATAGTGCGGGAGGACTTCAAACAATACGTTAGAATCTACCCCGACGCCAACGGCTCAACGGAGGGGAAATACCTCCAACAATATTTAAAAGCAAACGGATACACTCACGGCAACCTCGACGGGTGTTTGTTGCAGATGATCGAGCATGAGGACGAGGACGACATTTTTGTCGCACCATATATCGACGCGGGAGTGGACGGCAACGGCTCGGAGGGTTCGGCACAATCGGGCGAACTTGTGGACATTGACAACAGAACTTATATCGAGATCAACACGCACGGCGATTTAAGTTTAACCATGACGAACGGCTGGACGGACGACGTGGAGGACGAGGACATGAGCGAGTGCGACGCCTGTGGGGACATAGAACACAACGACGACATGGTAAGCACTTCACACGGCGACTATATATGCCGACATTGTTGTGATAATAATTATTCTTATGCTTGGATCGATAACAATAATCAAGACTACGTCCACAACGACCACGTTATATGGGCTAATGATGACGCTTTCCATGAGGACTGCGATTTATCCGCGCATGATATTTATGCTTGTGAGGAGTCGGGCGACTATTACCACATAGACGATCTCGTTATGACGTTGCGCGGTTTTATCTATTGTGACTATACGACAAGCATTGACCACGCGGACGCCGACGGCAACGAATCAGCACACACGGACGACGTCCACGAATTAAGCGACGGGACAAAATGTCACACCGACGACGCGGAAAGAATACAAGCAGAGATTGACGCAGAGGCAGAGGACGACGAGGACAACTCCGACACCGCCCTAAATACAACAACATCAACAGAGGACATTAAACAAAATGAAAACAATTAACAAACCAATCGACAGACTTTTAAACATTCTTACTTATCGACGCCAACATGAAAGCGAGGGCGAGAGAGATTTTATAAACGCTTATTTTAAAGACTTCAAAACGCTAACCAACGAGGACGGCGAAACACTCGCGTATATTTACGACAACCACAATAAAAAAGCAAAGACGAATATTTTATGGAGTGCGCACATTGACACCATGCACAACTCAACGCCCGAACTTATCACGCAAGAAGTTTTCCTAGATACTTTCGGCACGGCGTTCGTAGATCAAGCCTCCGATTGTTTGGGCGCAGATGACGGCGCGGGGGTTTTCTTAATGCTTGAAATGATCGACGCCAACGTCGAGGGAACATATATATTTCACAGAGGAGAGGAACGCGGGGGGTGGGGTTCATCACAGATCGCAGAACTACATGCCGACTATATAAAACAATTTACACACGCGGTCGCGTTTGATAGACGCGGGACAACCTCGATCATCACACACCAACGGGGCGGACGTTGCGCCTCTGATGAACTAGGTCACGCACTTATTAAGCTATTCGGAAAAGACTTTCAACTCGACACGACGGGCATATATACAGACACCGCCGAATATGCGCACCTCGTCCCCGAGTGTCTTAATATCTCGATAGGCTATCAGTCAGAACACACAAGCGCGGAAACTTTAGACACGGCGCACGTGTTAAGAATGAGGGACACAATCCTCGCTTATGATTGGAAACGCCAAGCCCTCCCCGTTGTCAGAAAACCCGAACCGCGTCCACTATATTCATTTTATGGCGCACACAATCGCACCATGTCGCACGATCTCCCAACCTATGATGATCTACTATATACCGATTTTAAGTCATTATTAAAATGGGTTAAGAGTGCCAAGCCCGACGATATAGCGGGGGTGATCTATGACCTAGTCGATCAAATTCAATACATGGAGGAGGCGCAATACTACCCAATGGACGCCATGAACGACGACCTCGACGCACCACTCGACCGCACACCTTATCACTATTAAACCCGCCACAAAATAATGACCGACTCCAACCTCGACGGGCTACCCATGCCCGTCCCTTTTCTACTGAATAACCCTACTCACAATAGGGTTATATCTCTTTACCCTAAAACTCTCACTTCGTCCACGCATTAAATATTTAATGTGCAAAATCTAAAGAACTGGCTTCATTAGAAACGGGGGCAAATTACGAAAAAGAAACGGGGGCTAGAAACGGGAACGATTAAGAAAAGGGGACTAGAAACGGGGACACCAACCAGGTCGGCTTAGAAACGGGGGCTACAAAATAATTGTAAAATAATACTTGACAACGTAAAAACAAGTTTGAGATAATCGTAGACCTCAATAATAGAAACGGGGATTGATATGGACAGAGCCAACGAAATATATAACAACGTCTTAAACGCGATGCAAGACGCAGAAGAAATAGAGGGCGTTGATGATGACCACTATGTTTTTCTTATGTCTAGCATAGCTATAGAAGCCACTAAACGCATGAATAATTGCATAAGTAATATGTGGACGGCAGAAAAATTTGAACCCGCAGAGGAGGAAGTATGATGAGTAATTTATATGGTGATGAGTATGCAAAGGTAGTATGGCGAGCAGAAGATGTGAAATCTATCAATGGTGCATGGTCATTAGAAAAGTGTGAGGAATGGCTACAAGGCAATGAAAGGCATATAGCCGACAGACTTATAGAGTTGGGTTGGGACGTTATGGATACTTTATTACAAATGGAGGCAAATGATGAAGAAGTTTAAAGTTTTAGTGGATAACGTAGCAAGAGTATTTGAAAAACACACTTACATAGTTGAAGCTGATAACGAAGATGAAGCAGTTAGAAAAGCTATGGACGGAAGTTATGTATCAAGTGATTATCAAGCAGTAGACTCAGACAATTACGAAACTTTTTGGGACGAGGCAGAGATTACAGAACATAAGGAGGACAAAGATGATTAAGTATAAAGACGATACGGCGTCAATAGATAATTTAGAAGACGCGCTAGAACTATTTGCTAGGCATGAGATATGGGTAAGGATAACAAACAAAGCAAAGACAGACCCATATGGCAAAGGATTAAAAGAGGCATTCTTTAAGGAGACCAAGAATGATAACGTTTGAGTGGGTTATAAGTAAGCGGTTAAGAAATATCCTATTATCAAGCGAAGTTAGCACAAAAAACTTATCGTGGGCTTTAGATAAAACTTATGATGCTATTCGCGCCGATGAAAGTAATGAAGGGGTTAGCTATGAGGTATTAGGATACAGAGAGAGATCATACACAATAGCTGAACACTATTTTGAAAAGGGAAACTTAAATAGATGTTTAAAATTTATTAAGAATACTTGGAGGGTTTAAGATGAGTAAATGGTATGGCATAAGTGATGAGGGCGATATGTATTCTTTGGGTAAATGTAAAGACTTAAAAGAAGCTAACGAGGTCGCCGATGATATGGGGATAGATATAGTTTCATTGATTGACGAGAAACGAGCAAAGTCATGGGCAGAGTTTATTTTAAAAACTTTAAATAATGAGGAATACGATGATTGACCCACAAGAAAAGTATGAAAAAGAGTTTATAGAGTATATGTATTCCAATAGTGACTTTCACATTAACAACGGGGATTCATTATTGTATTACTTAGAGGACGGGACTTATTTTGATGAATGGTTTAAAGAATATCATTACGACGAATGGAAAAAAGATAATGATGAGTGGAACGCACGAATGCAAAGACGCATGAGAAGTAAGGAAGAAGAAAAAGAACTAGACGAGATTGATAAACAAATGAAGTTTATGCACGAGGAGGCAAGACGATGAGTAATAAAAAAATATATAGCGTGTATTGCGAAGAAGAAATGGCAGACATGGAAGTTAATGCTTACTACTTAACACGCAAGGGGGCATTCAGAATGGCAAGTGAATTGTTTGATGAGGGTAAAGAACAAGTCACAATCGTTAACATGGAAAGTTATATAAACGAACAGGAGGCAAGCAAATGATTACGATCGAAGAAAAACGTGAAGCGTGTATTAAGTATGAAACCGATTGGTTGCAAGACGGCGCGGGTCGTCAAGACATGGAGTATATTATAAGAGATGGTTGGAAAGGTTGGAATAATATGCCTAATGAAGTGGTAGAACAATTTTATAAAGATCACATCGAGGAGGAAGTAAGATGACCTTTGATGAATTGTATGAGTTATATGTGACGGCAACAAACGAGGTTGCTACATTAAAAGACGAGAACAAGGCATTATTAAAACAATTAGAGGAGAAAATAAATGAGCGATATAGATAGATTAGAACGCGACTTAGACCCGCCCTCACCGCAAGAGCCGTTGAGAATTAAATCATGGTGGATAGGCTTCCGTTGGGAAGACGGCACAGAAGATACGCTTAACCTAGAAGATCATTTTAGACAAGCAAGAAGTGACATCGAGGGCGTGTTAGATGAGGTTGAATACGAAGTCAATCGTGATATACTAGAAAACCAAGCACAAAAATATGGAGACCCCGATGGTGACTACTAGTAAGAAAGCATTAGCATGGCATAAAAAAAATAAGTGGTTTGGTAAACATCAAAAAAAGACTACATTGGCTTTGCTCTTGCATGAAACATTAATAAAAGCGGGTGTAAATCCAGCAACATTAAAGTATTACAAATTAATAGACGATTACATGGCCGATTTAAAATACTATAAATACGATAGGGAATAAAAAATGACAGACAAGAAAAAAGAGAAACAAATTATAGTCGAGCAAGTAGTAGTGACAGGCTACGTTAAACACGCCAATGGTAGAAAATCGCCGTTTGCATTTAACAAGACTGATTTCGATGCAAAAGATTTACAGAGTATTTTAAACGGAGTAGGGAGGATATATCAATGACGCCCGAAGAAAAGAAACGCAAGTTTGAGCAAGACATTATAGAAGTAGCGGTAGCCGAGTATTACCATTGGGTCGAGGCGCATGAAGATGTAAGGTCAGAGAAACATGCAAAGATGTTTTATGATGCGATGCGACTTGGTGTAATACGAGGTATTAATTATGCAACAAATCAGTATATGCAATCATTAAAAAACTTCGAGGAGAAAAAAGATGAGACAACAAGTTAATATTGAAGACAAGTTAAACGACTTAACCCATGACTATCAACGCATGAGAAAGTTAGGTAAAAAACGGATTGATAAAAACCTAACAAAGTTTAACAAAGAACAAGCTAAAATTGAAAAAGAAATACAAAATAAGTTAGGCGCAGAGTCATGGGTCGAAATAGAAAAGAGTTGGGTGCGTTATGGTGCATGGTTATTAGTGGGTGTATTACTTGGCAGTTGGTTTCTATAAGGAGAACATATGAAAAAGTTTAGTTTAGTGTTAGAAGTATCAATGGAAGACGCGAAGTATGACGAGGTAGTTAAATGGGGTGTTGAACCTAGTGACCACGTCAATACAGTATTAGCTGAACCATTAAGAGAGAAAGGCTTTGTTGTAAATGCTTATAGCGTTGAGACCGAGCATAGATTGTATGACCGATTAAAGAAGTATCAAGATCATTTAATTCAAGCTGACGCATATAACGATTTAGAAAACGAGATCATCGGACGTGCTTGTGTAGGAGGACGATGTGAAGACTAATGATGAAGCTATAAAGCAACAAGTAGAAGAACATGATAAGGTCGAGAAGTTTAATATTTTTGACGCGATTATGTTTGGTATGAAATGCAGTGTTGAACAACATAAACTAAAAGAAACGGGGACAGAAAATGACGGACATTAAAGTAGCGGGTAAGGCAGAACTCCGAGAATATTGGGGTAATCTAGCTAGTAATTTTTTAGTAGGTAAAACAATACGACGTGTAAGATATTTGGACGATCGTGAACGCGAAGATATTGCATGGGACTCATCAGGTTTAGTGATTGAGTTTGAAGACGGCCATTGGATTATTGCGATGCGTGATGATGAGGGTAATGATGCGGGTGCTATATGGACATCAAGCCAATCAGAATTAAATGTCATTCCTGTAATTTAATATGGCAACACCCGAGAGTAAAGTAAAAAAGAAAGTCAAGAAGATATTAGATGATCTAGGCGCATACCATTTCTCACCAATGGCAACAGGATATGGTAGGAGTGGCGTGCCTGATATTATCGCGTGTTATAAGGGTAAATTCATTGGTATTGAGTGTAAATCAGGTGATAACAAGCCTACTTTGTTGCAATTACGCAACATTGATGACATAAAACGCAATCAGGGCTTGGCAATCGTGATAAATGAAGATAATATAGAGTCACTATTGGCTCTAGTAAAGGAGATACAATGACACGACTAAGAAAAATTCTTAATAGTTATAAAAGTAAAGCAGTAAAGATTGTAAAAGCAGTAAAAGATAATGTGAATCACCCATCACACTATACACAAGGCGCGATTGAATGTATCGACGCTATCAAGGAAGCCACCAAAGGACTGTTTGGTATTGAAGCCGTATGCACAGGCAACATTATTAAATATGTTTGGCGTTGGAAATTTAAAAACGGCGTAGAAGATTTGCGTAAAGCAGATTGGTATCTACAACGCCTCATCAAAGAAGCTACTTCAAACAAAAAATAATTTAGTCCCTTAAACAAGGAGGTCATATGCTAGATCAAGCATTGTTATGCCTAGCCACAACCATTTACATGGAGTCGGCGCATGAACCAAAAGAAGCACAAATTGCAGTAGGGTATGTCTTATTGCGCAGAGCCGAGTTTGAACATAAGAACATATGCTATCAAATGAAAAGACCCGCACAATTTAGTTGGTATGGTATAGTTAAACCTCCGTCGGTGATTCGACAAGAATATAAGAACATAGCCTACAGAGTATTACATAGATTAGAAGTAGATTATAGTTATGGGGCGACCCACTTCCATGACACCACAATAAAGAAACCAAGATCATGGATAGGATTGCAACCCGTAGTTAAATGGTCAAACCTAATATTTTATAAACAAGGTGGAAGTAAATATGCAAGAAACCCTTAAAAGCGGATTACCCAAACAACCATACGCATGGTCGACAGAAGAATTTAATATCAATGGTGAATTAGTGTGGTCATCGATTACACAATTTAGGCCTAAAGAATTATCGTGGATAAGAGACTTACCTAATAAGAAACATTATGTAACGATCACACCATTATATAAGTGTGAAGAAAAAGCTGAAAAAATTACAGGAGTTAAAAGTTATCGTGAGTCTACGCAACGTCTTACTGATGCTTATAGTGGTCTTTAATTTAGGGTGTATGACTGTTGCCACAAGTGTTGCTACTCAAGCAGGGGTGCAATATACAGGAGAGCAGTATTTAATATCACAAAAGAAACCGATGATCAAGTGTAATGTAATAAATGTAATTAAAGGTAATAAAATGTGTAGAGTAAGTAGAACATATCTTATGAGGAGAGTGTAATGGGTGAAGACTATAAAGGCACGGGGTTTGTGCTAGTGGGATTAATTGTAGGGTGTTGCATTACTTGGGGAATTATGAAGTATAATAATACACAGACTAAACATAAGACGGGTCTTAAATGTATACAAGGCGAACTCTATGAAGAGATCAAACCTAACATGTTTATTAAGTCACACTTAGAATGTTTTGAACAAAGGAGTTTTTAAATGGCAACACAACAGATACACAAGAGTAAACGCAAAGCTGACCCTTTTAAAACAAAGACGGGCAAAGATAGATTAAAAGCACTAGCATTAAAAGTATTATATGAAATGCTCGACAAGGTTCAAGAGCCGGGCAAGAAGCGTGCCAAGATTGCTAAAGAAATTGCGAGACGAGAAGTAAAGTGATTCCATTTAGTTATGCAGTTATAGATGATGAGGGCGAAGTCATACGTAAACATCGATGGTCTGTCAAGGAAGCGAAATGGTTTACAGAAAAGAATCCTCATGTTAAGGTAATTAAACTAGATAAAGAACCTAAACAAACACAACCACAAATTCAACAAGAACTTTTTAATTTAGTAGGAGAGGCAACGTATTAAATGATAGCGGATTATAAAAAGAAAACTGATGAAGAACTGATTGCAATAGTAAACAAATATATGCAAGACCACCCAAACTCAAGTAGAAACCATATCATACTGCACTCTCATGGTAATCACCAAAGAATTAGAGATCTCGATAAGAAGGGTTTAATTAGTTTACCGAAAGCACAACCTAGAGGCGGGGTGTGGCGTAAGTATTTTTATATTCAATCAAAAGATAAAGAATTTATAAGATGAGTGATGACATCGATATGGCTAATGATTTGGTGCAACACGCTATTGATGTCGGTATAAGGAACGCGCATGATAAAATCAAAAAACCTTCTAACCAAACAGGGAAGTGCATATGGTGTGAAACACTTGTCAAAGACGATCGTCGCTGGTGTTCAATTGAGTGCCGGAATGAATTTGAAAAATACGCAAAATAAAAGGAGAAAAATTGTGGCAAACGCAAAATTAAATAACTTTGATCCTCATGCAAGAGTAGCAATACGAGTATTTGAAGATTGGCAAATGAAAATATTTAAAAAAAATGCAAAGAAAGGGTGGCGATTTTTTAATCCCGATCAATTTGATAAACCTACACCTCGTTCAGCAAGAGAAGCATGGGGCGCACCATATGAAAGTAAAGACAGAATAGAAAAAGATGAGAAGCTAACCAATAGAATTATGCTTGGATTATTCTTTGTGTTCGTGGTAGTATTGTCGATCATATAAAAGAGGGTATACATGCAACTAGTCACACTAGATTTTGAGACCTACTACGATGTAGGTTTTTCTCTTTCAGGTATAACTACAGAGGAGTATATAAGAGATGCGAGATTTCAAGTCATCGGCGTGGGTATCAAGGTTGATGAAGGCGAAACGTATTGGGTTACGGGGTCTCACGAAGTCATACAAGATTCTCTTAACAAAATTGATTGGAAAAACTCTGCCCTTCTTTGCCACAACACGCAGTTCGACGGGGCTATTCTTGCATTCCGCTTTAGTATCATTCCTGGTCTCTACTTGGATACTCTGTCTATGGCACGGGCTACTAACGGTGTTGAAGTAGGAGGAAGCCTTGCATTCTTGGTTGAGTATTATGATCTAGGTGTCAAGGGTACAGAAGTAGTCAACGCTAAAGGTAAAAGGTTAGAAGACTTTAGTGAGACTGAATTGTCAGCATACGCTGGCTACTGTATAAATGACGTTGAACTTACTTATAAACTATTCGGCGTGTTAGCACCTAAGTTCCCTCAGTCAGAGATTGATCTCATCGACTTAACACTTCGTATGTATACTGAGCCTCTACTCGAGGTCGATGATGCCCTATTACAAGACCGACTCATCGAAGTCCAACTTGAGAAGTCAGAGTTATTACAAGGCCTCATGGTTAAGTTAGAATGCGAGACAGAAGAATGTGTAAGAGCTAAACTCGCATCTAATAAACAATTTGCTGAGATACTACAAGAGTTAGGTGTTATAGTCCCTACAAAGATCAGTCCAGCAACAGGTAAAGAAACGTATGCACTAGCTAAAGGCGATCAAGGCTTCATAGATTTATGTGAACATGAAGACCCGTTCATTCAACAACTTTGCACTGTTAGGTTAGGTACGAAGTCAACTATTGAGGAGAGTAGAATTGAAAGGTTCATTGGTATTGGTGGACGCAATAAAGGTAAGCTACCTATTCCTCTTAAATATTACGGGGCGCATACAGGGCGATGGGCAGGCTCAGATAAGGTTAACTTTCAAAACTTACCCGCACGAGATAAGAAAAAGAAAGCATTAAAGAACGCAATCATTCCGCCTGAAGGATACAAAGTTATTAACGCTGACTCATCACAGATTGAGGCTCGAGTATTAGTATGGTTAGCGGGACAGAACGATGTCGTTCAATGGTACAAAGAAGAACGAGATGTATATTGTGAGTTTGCTTCAACTGTATATGAACGCCCTATTACTAAAGCTAATAAGACTGAACGTGCGGTGGGTAAGACTTGTATTTTAGGATTAGGTTATGGCACAGGGTGGGCTAAACTACAACAGACTTTAAAATTGGCGGCGGGTGTTGAGTTAGATGAACGTGAATGTAAAAGATTAGTAAGTGTCTATCGTAATATTAATAGTAAGGTGATTGATCTCTGGCGTGAATGTGAAGAAGCCCTACGAGATATAGCCTCATGGCCTGAAGGTAAACAACCTTATCCTATCGGTCAGCATAATGCGTTATACGCTACACCTCAAGGCATCAAGTTACCTAATGGTTTATATATTAAATATCCTGGTCTTACTTGGGATACATCAGAAGCCAAATCTAAATTTGTTTATAAGTCAAGACGTGGATTTATATCCATTTGGGGCGGATCTGTGGTAGAGAACGTGGTGCAAGCATTGGCTCGGATTATTATTGGCGAGCAGATGTTAAAGATTAATGAGAAGTATCGACCTGTCTTAACGGTGCATGATGCGGTAGTGAATGTCATACCTGAGGCAGAGATAGATAGCGCGATGGAGTATATTATTGGTACAATGTCAACCCCGCCTGATTGGGCAACGGGATTACCTGTAGCTTGTGAGGCGCACTTCGGAGATAGTTACGGGGACTGCTAATGCCGTATAAAAACCTAGAACGAAGACGGGAAAGACATAGATACTTTATGTCCCTATCTCGTGAAGAACGAGAAAAGATTAGGGAAGACCGCAAGCAAAATATTGCTGATCGCAAGTTATATGCACAAGCAGTTAAAGAATGTAGATTAAAACGACGATGCCTTAAAAAAGAAATGGCGTGGTTCAGACGTAAGATGCGTAAGAAAGCGTATCTCAAAACTGAAAAAGGTAGGGCTATTCGAAATGTTATAAAGAAAAGGTACTTAAAAAATAATCCCCATGCTCGAGAAGCTAAGCGAGAGTGGAGGAAAAAATGGATGAAGACTGAAAAAGGCAGAGAGGCACAACGACGAAAAAATCAGTCCTCTAGTCAAAAAGCTATGATCGCTGCTAGAAAAGCTAAGAAACGCGTCCTTGATAAAACTATGACGGATTTTGATAAGTTTGTATATAAAGAAGCATACCTACTAAAACAAATGCGAAGAGAATTACTAAGAGCAGAGTGGCATATAGATCATACAATTCCTATATCTAAAGGTGGCACAAACGCATATAATAATATAGAAGTAGTACCTGCTAAATGGAATTTAGATAAAAGCAATTTTCACACTTATAGATTTTTTAGGAGGGATAATGAAAAAAACAGCGCAGAATGATGTAACAGGAGATTGGTTACAGAGTAAACCAAATTCAGAACAATTTGAAAAGAATTTTGATTTAATATTTAGGAAGAAACCTATATCCCATGAAGAAATGGTAGAAAAAATGTTAGAGAATCCTGAGGTATTAGCCGAGTATGAACTTAATAAATCGACGGGGAACGTTCAGAAAGTAGATAAAAAATAATGGCTCAATACACATGGTCGTACTCAGCTCTTAAAGAGTATGAGAATTGTCCTAAGAAGTATTACGAGATTCGTGTAGCAAAAACTTATACTGTAATTCCGTCGGAGAAAATGATTTATGGTACAGAAGTGCACAAAGCACTTGAAGATTACGTTAAAGACGGCAAAGAATTAGCATTAAATTATTTAAGATTCAAAGGAGCAGTTGATGAGCTTATTGCTATTCCTGGCGAGAAGTATCCGGAGTATGAGATGGCTTTGGGTAAAGACAAGTCGCCCTGTGCGTTTGACGATCCTAATCGTTGGGTACGTGGCATCGTTGACTTGCTTATTGTTGATAATGACTATGCTTTCATTGTTGACTATAAGACCGGAAGTAATCGCTACCCTGACCCTAAACAATTACGTTTGATGTCTCTTATGGCTTTTGCTCACTTCCCTCAGGTAAATAAAATTAAAGCGGGATTATTATTTGTAATGCACAATACATTTATTACAGAAGAATATAAACGCGAAGATATAGCATCATCGTGGGGCAAGTTTACAGTGTCTTTAGCAAGGCTTGACAATTCGTATTTAACTAATACTTGGGTTGCAAACTCTACGCCTCTATGTAAATTCTGCCCTGTCAAGACCTGTGAATTTAACAGAACATGATATAATATTGTATGCCTTACACAAAAAAACCTAGACCTTACAAACACGAATACGACATGGAGATCAAACGTGGTGAACACGAAGCTCGCATGGAAAGACAACGTGCACGTCGTAAGCTAGATAAAGAAGGTGTATCTCGTAAAGGTAAAGATGTAGCCCATGTTAAAGCCTTATCTAAAGGCGGTTCAAACAAAGATGGTTTACGTGTTGAATCTGTGTCAGCTAACAGATCATTCAAAAGAAATTCGCAACACAAGTTAGTATCAGAAGTTAGTACTAAAGAACGTAAAAAGAAATAATCAAGTAATACTTGACAGCACTAATAGGTGTGCTAAACTACCTATCCTAGTTAATGAAAGAGCGACCTTGGGGTCTTAGTTGATGGAAATCATAGATAATACCGCAGTTAAACTTACCGTGCCTGAGCACATTGTTTCTCACATCACAAGCAATATTGAAAAGTGTGAAGTGTTAGAACATAAAGGCAATCTCACAGACCTTGTTGTATTTTGGGGACTTGATGAGATGACCCGCCTTAATCAACTCATTTCATTTCGTAATAACTTACCATCACCTATCGTTCGTGATTATGATTGGCCGGGCATCTATAAACCTTTCGATCACCAACGTGTTACCTCAGAGTTCTTATCTATCAATCACCGCGCCTTTTGTTTTAACGAAGCTGGTACAGGTAAAACGTCGTCAGTGCTTTGGTCTGCAGATTATTTAATGAAGCAAGGCAAAGTTAAACGCGTTCTTATTATATGTCCTCTATCTATTATGTATTCAGCTTGGCAAGGCGATGTCTTTAATACATGTATGCATAGGTCAGTGGGTATTGCTCACGGTACTTCAACTAAAAGAGAAAAGATTATTAATGGTGAATATGAATTTGTTATTATTAATTATGATGGTGTTGCTATTGTTAAAGATGCGATCATTAAAGGCGGATTTGATTTAGTAGTGATCGATGAAGCTAACGCATACAAGAGTCCTTCAACGGCTCGGTGGAAAACCTTATCAAAGGTTCTTAAACCTGAAACTAAATTATGGATGATGACAGGTACACCCGCGGCTCAATCACCAGTCGATGCTTATGGCCTAGCTAAACTTGTCTGCCCGCAGAGAGTTCCTAAATTTAGTGTGGCATGGCGCGATAAAGTAATGCAACAGATTACAAGGTTTAAATGGATACCAAAACATAATGCTAAAGACGAAGTATTCAAAGCACTACAACCTGCAATACGATTTGCAAAGAATGAATGTTTAGATTTACCTGATGTTATGTATCAAACGCGTGATGTACCACTCACAATCCAAGTACAGAAATATTATAAGCAATTAAAAGAACAGATGTTAATTGAAACCGCTGGTGAATCAGTCAGTGCTGTGAATGCCGCGGCCAATCTTAATAAGCTACTACAAATATCGGGTGGCGCAGTATACACAGATAAAAAAGAAGTGATTGAGTTTGATATCTCACCTCGTCTATCCGCGTTAAGTGAAGTGATTGCAGAGACTACGAATAAGATATTAGTATTTGTACCTTACCGACACACGATACGAGTTGTATCTCAATACTTAACTAAACAAGATATATCAAACGAAGTTATTAACGGGGAAGTATCAGCCACAGACAGAGCGCATATCATTCAACGCTTTCAAAATATGGACGATCCTCGTGTATTAGTTATTCAACCACAAGCCGCTTCTCACGGAGTGACGCTAACTAGAGCAGATACCATAGTCTTTTGGTCACCTGTAATGGGAGTTGAAACTTACCTACAATGTGTTGCCCGTATGGATCGTGTAGGTCAGAAGAATAAGATGACAGTTGTTCATCTTGAAGGGTCAGATGTAGAGAAAAGAATTTATAAGATGTTGCAAGGCAAAGTAGATTTACATACTAAACTAGTTGATTTATATAGAGAGGAATTAGAGTCATGAGTGAACAAATTAAGTTAGATGAAATAGTACAAGCTTACTTGACAATACGTGGTCAACGTGAGAACATAGCAAGAGAGTTTGAACTAAAGGACGCTGAGCTAAAAGCAGAACAAGCGCAATTAGAACAAGTGTTATTAGAGCAGTGCAATGAAATGAACGCCGAAACAATACGTACAGGCGCGGGTACAATAGTTAAAACATTAAGAGAAAGTTATATATGTAGTGATTGGGATGGCCTTAAATCATTCATCATGGAAAACGGATTGATTGAATTAATGCAACAACGATTACATAACACTAACTTAAAAGAATATTTAACTTCACATGAAGGTGAAGGTATGCCTCCAGGAGTTAGTTCTTTTAGAGAATATAGTATTGTAGTTAAGAAACCTAGTAAAACTTAAGGAGTAAATTATGAGTAACGAATTAGCAATATTAATGCAACAAAACCCAGCCCTACTTCAAACAGGGCTAGATGCAGATACACTAGCGGTAGCTGGTGGCGGCGGTAACAACGTCACTAAACGTATCTCTATCAAAGGCGGAGTCTTCCGTAAATATGCAGGCGGTGAAGAAGTTGGTACGATTGAAGACCGATCAATGAATGTAGTCTTTATCCGTATGGC